TACAATGTCAAAATCAAGTGTTTTACTCGGCAAAATCTCCCCAAGCTCGCACGCGGAAGCGGCAACCTCTTCCTTCGTCATCAACTTTTCTTCAATTTTTATGGTTTTTTCTTTTGCCATATTCTTTTAATTTCTTATCTTTGCAACAAAATGATAATAAATACTTTAGATTTTCAAGCGCAAAGTTAAATAATAAATTTAGCTTTTCAAAATAAAAGATAAATTATTTTTTAGAAATTCGACCTTTATACAAACATTTCGGACTAAAAGACAAATTAAGTCATTACATTTTATGAGAAAAAACTACCACTTAAAAAAATTGTTTTCTTACATTCAAGAAAACAATTACATGAAAAATCAGTCTGAAGTTGCGGAAGCATTAGGATATAATGCGGCCTACTTGTCGCAGATCATCAGCGGCCGCAAAGATGTCAGTCAAAAATTCATCAATAAGGTTAAGTCTATTGTTCCAAACATTAGCGAAAACTGGCTTGTTTCCGGAGAAGGTGAAATGATCACCGATGAAATGAGCAGTAATGATGTTTTCATGGCTTCGGAAAATCAAATGGACTTCCGGCAAATGCTCATCGACACCTTTCGCGGCGTAAACCCGTCAGTCCCCCTGATGCTGATGAATGAGTTGTTTGACAGTTACTCGTTTATCAACAACCGAAAAATTACCTGTCCGGTCAGCAGCTCCACCTTCGCCGTTCAGATAACGGGCGACAACTTTGCCCCTCGTTATCCGTCCGGATCGGTCGTTTATGTCCGCGAAGCTGCGGTTGATGGTTTCATCGAATATGGTGCCACCTTCATCATCGTCACCGCGAATGGCACAACCATCCGTCGTCTCTTCCCCCTTAATCACTCCCAGTTCAAGTGTGTGCACATCAACCCCACCATCGCACCCACTCCCCTCCCCATCGCCAGCATTTCCCGCCTTTATCGCATTCTCGCCACACTTATCCCCGAATAACCAACAACCCTGTTATTTAAATTTTATTAAAATTGCAAAAAATCCGTTTCCCCAAATTCCATTTTACCCCCACCACAACCCCCTGTGGTGGGCATACCCTATGCCCCAAGCGGGTCACGCTAACAGAGCCCCTTTTCGGGGCTGGAGTCACACACAAGCTATTGCATGGGGAAACAATTACAGCGATTGTTTGCCTATTTTGGCGTATTTTGTCTAAATTTCTAACAAATGTTTACCCACATTTTTTGAGGTGGGGAAACAAAAACCCAAAAAAAATAGCTTATGATTACATTAAATTTTGTTTTTGACCATCGCGGGCGCTGCACAAGGAGAATGGCAGGGCCTGTTGAGCTTCGCGTCATCATCGACCGGAAGCCTTACTACATCAACACCGCCGTCAAGGTGATGAAGCATGAATTTTGCGGCGGCGTCATCGTCGACCACCCAGATGCAGACATCCTGAACGACCGGCTAAGGATCATCCGCAAGAAGGCTGAACAGTTTGTCAACGACTGTATCGAGGCCGGAGAACAGGTGACAATCACGTCTATCAAGGAGAGGATTTTCGCCAGCAACACCAGGCAGGGTTTCCTGGAATGGATAGACGAGCAGCTGGAGATCATGCAGGTCAAGCAATCCACGCTGAAGCATTACATCACGCTGCGCAAACGGCTTCCGGAGTTCGGCATCACCAGATGGTCGGATGTGACAGTCGAGAATCTATACCGGTTCGACAGCTGGCTGCATCAGTTCGAGAACCCGAACGGAGAGCTGGTGTCTGATGCTGCCGTCTACAATTACCACAAGTGCCTCAAGGCTCTACTCGCGCGCGCTGTGCGCGTGGGCGCATTGCGCGCGTCTCCTTATTATAAATTAAAGGGAGAGTTCAAGAAGGGTGACCGGCAAGTGGTGGACTATCTGACGGAAGAAGAGATGGCGGCCATTGAATCCCTGCGGCCGGTGCGTGGCTCGATGGTGGAACGGGCCCGCGACCTGTTCGTTTTCCAGATGTACACCGGACTGTCATACAGCGACACCCAGCAGTTTGACATCAACAAATACCGGAAGATCGGCGGGAACTGGACGTTTGTCGGCCAGCGCATAAAGACAGGCACACCCTATATCAGCCGACTTCTTCCTCCGGCCGTCGAGGTGCTGAGAAAACATAACTGGAAAGTACCGAAAATCAACAATGCAGACTATAACCACCTGCTTAAATCCATCGCGATGGCGGCCGGCATCGACATCCCTCTTCACTCACACATTGCCAGGCATACCTTCGCCACCTACATGCTCAACAATGGGGTGAGGATAGAGAATGTGGCGAAGATGCTGGGCCACACCAACATCGTGCAGACTCAGCGCTATGCAAAGGTGCTGGCGCAGTCGGTCAACGACGACTTCGACGCAATCGCCAGGAAATGGAAATAGCGACACTTTCACAAGCATCGCCATACCACTAATTACTAACCTATAAAATGAAAAAATTATGATGTTCTGCTTTTATTCTCTTCTTCGATCATCTTGCGGATGGCCTTGACCTGTTCCGCCGTCGGCTGGTCGCTGGCGGAGCTTTCTCCACCTTTTTTCTCCCAGGGGAAGGTGGTGAGGTCTCGGTCCGTCCGGATGCCGGCCTTCTTCAGGTCCGTCATGGCCGACATGATGAAAAATGCGTTGAACCTTGCCGCTTCCCAGCTTGTCCTCGCGCGGTTACGGTAGCCGGCGATGATTTCCTTAATCTCCCAGTGTCTGAGCTCATAAAGGAACTCCTTGCGGTCAATTCCTATCTCGCCCACGATCAAGCGGAAAAGATCGTGGGCGCTGGTCAGTTTTTTGGTTCACTCTCCCCTTCTTCCCCTTTCTCTTCTTCCTCTTCTTTCGTCAGGGTTTCCGGCATCTGATACCATATTCTCATTTCTTCAAGGACAGCCTGCCGTAGTTGCAGGTACTCACTGCTGCTGGCCTTCTCCATCAAGCTGTCAAGACTGATGGAGGTGGTGGGCTTTGCCACGAATACGGCAGCCATGCAGAGTGCTGTCATATTTGTAACAGTCTCTACCACTTCCTTGTCGAAGGGCTTGCCGGTAATCTGTTCGTACGCCATCTGTACCTTCACGTTGAAGGTGATGTCGATTTCTTCTTCCAAAATCCTTACTTTCATAGTTTTTCTTTTTTTTTGCTTTTAATGTTCTGGTATTGACAGCGGGCCATTACCGGTCAGCTGCACTGTATAAGTACCTGCCTGACGGTTGGCCGCGTTGATTGAAATATCCGTAATGATTGCGTCACCTTCCAACAGTTTGTAGGCCTCAATCCTGTTCTGGGTGTATTGCGAGGTAGACATCCGGATTGTCACTTCAGTGCCTGGCTGAAGTTCGGAAAGCGAGACACCTCCGAAAGCGCGGAAGGCAACCTTGAATGTGTCGCCGGATTGTGAATAAGGCGCAAGAGCGCAAGGGGTGATGCTTACCCCGTCATGAGTGTCGTTCTGGTAGACGATGATGCCATTATCGGACACTGCGAGCGGCGTCGTTACGGGAGGATCACCTCCGAGTATGATGGTCTTGTCGCCAGTGCCTCCGGACAGCATGATGACGGCCGAAGAATCAGCGGGGACGATAAATGGTGCGTTGTCCGGAGCATACAGTGTGTTTCCGCCGTAAGAGCCGGCGTTTTCAGTAGGCTGCTCATCCCATGCCCATTCCATCGCTATGTTGTCGACCATCGCGTCCGCAGAACAGTCCCATGACTGACTGACAACCTGGTTGTTGGCCCAGTTCTCATCATCCTTCGTCGATATGTTCTCGACGTTATTTTGAAAGTGCATCGTGCAGCTGGTTGCCGCGGCTATACATTCCCCGTTGAGGAATAGGCGCAAGTTCTGACCTTTGATTATTGCCATGTTAATAAAATTTTAAATCCCCACCACCACAATAAATGAAGGATGGTGGGGAAAGGTTTGTTATGAACGAGCGAAAAATATCAGCTTAATTGACCGGCACCGCTGAACTGGACAGTCATGGTTGACGACTGACGGTTAGCTGCGGTGATTGATACGTCTGTAATGTAGGCATCGCCAGTCTTTTTCAATGCAGAGTTCTGACCTGTCCGGTTATTTGTTCCGGCAGTCTGGTCGAAGGAGAGCTGTACCTTTGTCATGGAGATCATGGCAGAGAAGATGTCAGCAGGCAATTCCCCGTTTGAACCAGGATCAGTCAGTGTTACCAGCGAGTCTGTGGAAGCATCCCAGGACAGGCCCATGACCTCCGATACATTGAAGAAGGTGTCATCCTTTGTGCTTACATCCTGGACGTCAGCGGCGATGTGGAAAGTACATGAGGTTGCATAGGCGATACATTTACCGCCCACCGTCACGCGCAAGTTTTGACCTTTGATTATTGACATATTATCTATTTGTTTGTGTCACACACATAAGTTAAAGTTTGAAAAAAGCAGGGCCGTAGGGCGTCGTACTGAACCTGGTTTGCCGATAGGCTGTAATCGAGCGGGATGAGATCAAAGTCAGGATCATCATCGCTCAATGTCAAAAAGAAGTCACAAACAATCTGACGGACATCCGTCATTAAATTTCCAAGTTCGGGCCTTGTCCTTGCAGCTGCCTCAATGCTGACCGTCACACTGTCAATTTCACCTTCATAGTCATCCTTCGTCTGATTCATGTTGTTCATTCCGTCGAAGGAAACGATGATATATGGAAGTTCGACATTATCCAGGTCCTCGTCGGGAACCGCAATGGTGGTATTGTGAACGTCACCATCAGGCAGCTGGTTCATCAGCGCCTGGTTACTCCGCAGGGCCCTCACGAATATCTTGTCAGTCAGCAAACTCATATTTATGCGTATAATCTGTTATTAACTCTTTTTAAAAGCCCGCAGCAGCCGAGGCCGACTGCGGGCGGAAAACTATGAAACTCAAAGGGAGAGTTTTCAAGCTACGACAACCTTGCAGGTGTCGGTGTATGTTACACCTCCG